TAAAATGTAATCGGCCATTTTATTAACAAGACCTCTGTTTGAATTTGGATTGATATATCTCATAATGTTAAATTTATACCAATTAATAACTAAAATTATTAATACCTTAAATAGTAAAATGAAAAAGGAGGACATACAATATCCTCCTATCCTTTCTAGAAAACCAAGAATTACTTCTTCTTAGTGTAGTATTTCTCTACAACCTTCTTAATTGACTCCTGAATAGAAGTGTTATTAGTTGGTTGTGCTTGAGGTGCCGCACTTTGTTGATTTGTTTGTGCTTGGTTACCTTTGTTCTTGCATCCACAACTCATTGTTAATTTTTTTTAAACGTTTATTGTTTGTATACATTTATAAATATCTAAATGAGATGTAATATGTAAATAAAACCTTGTTTTAATTTATTTTAAAATATTTATGGATATGAAACCAAATATTAACCACAACAAATTGCGTAAGTTTATTAATTTATTAGTTGAGCAGGATGGCTCTGATGATGTATATCGTATATCACCTGAAGAATACTTAGAACTATTAAAACTTTCTGACAATAGTCCTGGTGTTACTAGAATTAAAAAGTTCGGAGGTAAACCACTTTATATCACAGGTGACTTAGATGTTAGAGGATTACCAATAAAAACACTAGGTAATGTTGCTTATGTGGATGGTAGATTGGATATAAGTAACACAAAGATTTCTGAACTACCTGATGGTATTGCCAAAGGATACATTTGGGATAGTGGAACGCCAAGAGAATCCAAACGACTTATTAAACAAGACCAAAAATGGTTGGAAGAAAACCAAGAAAGGAAAGAAAGTGGTGAATGGGAAATAGGTGAAAGTGATGAAGCAAATAAAGTTAACGCTCTATTTAAATGGTTAGTTGGTTCTGGAGAAATTGAAACATTAGATGATAATGAAAGGGAAGAATTGGTTGAGTTAAAAAAGAAATACGAAAGAATTGAGAAGGAATATAATGAGACCGAGGATGATGAAGAAGAGAGTGAATTATACGATAAATTAAACGAATTGGAGGGAGACATTGAGGGACTTGAAGAAAGAAATAATGATTTATATAATACAATTGTTCCTTATGGGAAACATTATGGTTTAGATGACTTCAATATAATACCATTAAGAACTAGAAGTAATTATGTTGAATATACCGTGGCAACAGAAGATGAAATGGATGAAGCTCTTGAAGAATATTATAAGGGTCGTTTAGAAGATGATGGTGTGGGTTCGTTTAATAAATGGGTTATTGAAGATTGTCTTGATGAGGATTATATTGTTGAAATGGCTGAGGAAGATTATAATCGTGATGTATGGGATAATCCCGAATCTTATTTTGATGGTGATGATTATGAATTAAGTGATGAGCAAGAAAAGAGAATTAATGAACTTAATGATTACATCAAAAGTTTGGAAGAATATATTGAAAGAATGGAAAACAGACAATCTGAGTTAGATTCTGAAATTGAGGAACCCGATGAATACTCTAAAGCCTATGATGAGGTTCAAGGTATGATTGATGACGCTGAGGAAAAGAAATCTAACGCTGAAGATGAGATTGAAAGTATTAATGACTCGGCTAAAGAAGTTACCCAAGATATGGTTGATAATAAAGTTGACGAATTAGTTAACAGAGTTAGACGAGACCCATTAGATTATCTTAAAGAATTAGGATATAGTGATAAAGATATAATAAGATTTGTTGATAATGATTGTATACTTAAAACACTTATAAAAGACGGTGACTATGGTGATATTAATGGATATGATGGTCAATATGACACCTATCGTATTGATGGTCAAGAATATTATATTATGAGAATTAGTTAATCTACCAATTTATGATAATTTTACTTATACTTATGTTATGTCAACAAAAAAACCAAAAAAGAAATTTGATTTTATCATGGATACCGACTGGTTATTCCATGGAGTGTTAGATGCGGAGCAGAAACAATACGTCCTTTTAAATTATTTCCAAAAGTTAAATAAGTATTTTGAAGAGATGAAGATTTACCCAATGTTTATTGAGTTGTCTTTGCATTTAGGTAATATTCAGACATTAATAAATTCCAATAAAATCCTTTATACTGAAAAGAAATTCTCAACTAATGATGATGAATTGTTATTATCGGACTTAAAAGTTAAAGACATACCAGTGTTAGCCACTGAAGAAGTTGATGAATATAAAAAGATTTTAAAAAATTCACAGCCACAACTTTACGACTACTTCAATTTTGCGAAGTCATTATGGACTGTGGTTTATGATTCAATTGATATTAAAGTCAAGAAAAATAGGAATAGTATAAAATCTAAATCAGGGTTTTTTTATTATAAAAATAATGAAGGGGTTTTATATGTGTGGCAATATACAACAAAAAAAGTTTATAAAACTGAAAATCAAACTAAAACTCATTTAAAACAAATCTATAAAAGTGAAGAAAACGACTTGACAGTTGATAAAATTATTTCTATGTTTTCTAAAACATATGAAAAAAATGATGAGAAGACGTATCCAATAATTGAAGTTAGTTGTAGTAGTATTTTTCCTTTAAAAGAAACTTTACTACCTATCTTTAAAAGGAAGATATTATCTCACATTAATCAATATAAAGTTGCAAAAGTAGAAACTAAAACTTTGTCCTAATGGGTTTTAATAAGAGAATTTTAAGTAAAGAAAACATCATAAGTAACATTGACAATCTTACCAATTATTTGGGTAATCCTGATGCGGTATTTATGACGGATGATTTTTCAAAGGAAGTATATCATATGTTTACCGAAGGTAAATCTGAAGAAGAAATAATAAACTACATTAATAATAATCATGAAAGTTAAATTAGAATATGTGTGGCTTGATGGGTACACACCAGAACCAAATCTAAGAAGTAAAGTTAAAATTGTTAGTCATGAAGATATAAGTGAGGCGTTTTTAACAGGTAAATTTCCTGAATGGAATTTTGATGGTTCATCAACTAATCAAGCTGAAACAGGTGATTCTGATTGTATTTTAAAACCTGTAAGACATTATACGACTGATAGGTTATCTACGGTATATGTTTTGTGTGAAGTAATGAATTCTGACGGAACTCCACATCAATCTAATACAAGAGCTAAAATAACAGAAGATGATAATGGAATGTGGTTTGGGTTTGAACAAGAATATTTTATTCGTGAAGGTAAAAACATGCCAGTGTTGGGTCATAGTGGAAGACATAGTAATCAACAAGGTGAGTTTTATTGTGGTGTTGGTGCAAATGTTGTTGGTAGAGAATTTGTGGAGAAACATACCAACATGTGTTTAAATTATGGTATTAATATTACGGGAACAAATGCTGAGGTTGCATTAGGACAGTGGGAATATCAAGTCTTTTCAAAAGGTAAGATGAAAGGTGGTGATGACCTTTGGATGACAAGATATTTCTTACATAAAATTTCTGAAGAATATGGATATGAGATTGAACTACACCCAAAACCTATCCAACACGGAGAATGGAATGGGTCGGGATTACATACCAATTTCTCAACAGAATATATGAGAGAAGTTGGGGGTGAAGAATATTTTCAATCTTTATTTTCAAGTTTTGAGGCAAGACACTATGAACACATCAAAAATTATGGGTCGTCTAATGAACTTAGATTAACTGGTAAGTTTGAAACACAATCAATTGATAAGTTTAGTTGGGGTGTATCAGACAGAGGAGCATCAATTAGAATTCCACAATCAACCGCAAAAGAATGGAAAGGTTATATTGAAGATAGACGACCAGCTTCAAATGCTGACCCATACAAAATTATTCATCAGATAGATTTATCCATTAATAATGCTGAAACTATATTTGATATGAAGCATAAAATGAATTATGTCGTAAAAGATTATGAGGTCTTAAAACAACATTTAAATGGGGTATTGAGTAATGATGAGTTATTGAAAGAATATAGAGATGATGAGGAGTATGAAATTGACTCTGAAACTATGGATGGGTCCAATATAGACACAGAAAAAATTAATTTTAACGCTACGTTTGGAAAAGAAGGTCCCACAAAAATACCAAAAGAGATTTTAGAAAAAATGATGAACGCGGACAGAATTAAAGATATGGTTACCAAAAATAAAATTGTTGAAGATAGAATATCCAAAAAAGAAGAATACGAGGACAAATTAAACCAAATGATTAAAAATTATAAGGAAAATAAATAAAATGAGATTTTTTTTAATTGTTTTTTGTTTCATTAACACCTTGATTGGGTTTTCTCAAATTAATAATAATATTGATGGGGTTAATGAATTCATCGGAAAACAAAAAAACATAAAATTGTTTGACGGACCATATCAAATAGATTCAGTCAATTATTTCCTTATCGGTACAATATCTAAAGATACTTTTTATTTTTTCTACAAATATAAAAACGGTGCGTTCAGATTAAATGACACATATGAATATCAAGGTGTTGATGATTTAAATAAAAAGTTATCATTTTACCATATCAATAATGAAGTTGAGGTAAATAATACCATTTTTGAGAAAGTTGATGAATGGGCTTATAGAGACCAACTAATATTAATTGAACATAAAGAAAATCCTGATAAATTTGTTAAAGAAAAAGTAATTAAAGTACCTTACGCAAAAAGGGTTGGTGGTAAATGGATATATTTAAATTCACCAAGAATAATATGGTTAGATAAAAACGGAAAAGAAATAAAACGAGCATAAAATGGAACAAAAAGAACAAGTTAACCACCCAGAACATTACGGAGGAAAAAATAATGAATATGAGGCCATCAAGGTGATAGATGCTTGGGACTTAGGTTTTAGTTTGGGTAATACTGTAAAGTATATCTCAAGGGCTGGTAAGAAAGAGTCTGATAAAGAATTACAGGACCTTAAGAAAGCTTTATGGTATTTACAACACCACATTGAACAATTGGAGAAGAAATCAAATTAAATATATTCGGCTCTTAATTGAGGTAAAATTGTGTTAATAATGTTATCATAAACACCTGGTAGATAAACATCCTCGTACCACTGAAGTAAATCTTCAATATCTCTAAATTTACTTGGTATCTCTCTACTAAGATAAAAGTCGGGTTGTTCTTCATTAGCCGCATGTAATCCATTAATATTTAATACATAGTATTCAACATTATATGGTAATATTGCCCTACCATCCCAATATGGTGTTGCGAGTATCATAATACCTTCAGTAAATTGTCTTCCATTATATTCAGTTCTAATTGATGTTAAAGGGGTCCAACTAACGGTGCCCTCATAACTATCTGCGGATATAATAAATTCTTTATAACTGGTGGGAATCTCTTGATGACTTATAAGGTCAAGTAACACCTCGTATGATTCCGTAGGGTATAATGGGTATTTTGTGATAGTTAATATTTCGGTAATACTTAGACCAACCATTTTAGCGGCGTCCCAAATACCAACTTTCTCAACCAACCTGAGCAAAGATTCTTTATTCATATTGATAAATATGTATAATATATATAACTGATATGGAAAATTACATCAATCGTTATATTTATGATTAAAGATAAATAAAACAATATCTCAATTATAGATGGCTAACGAAAAATTAACTCAATTACCTTCATTATCCGCCGCGTCAGGTAATACCTTATTTTATGTGGTTGATGTCAGTGACCCAACGGATGACCCAACGGGTAGTTCCAAACAGATAACAAGAGATAATATATTAAAAAATATAACAGGATTAACCATTGATGGGGATGTCCAAATTACGGGTAATACCTATGTGACAGGTAAAACTGAAACTAACGGTATAACATCAACAGGTGGTGTTACATTCAAACAGGTTACGATTAATAGTACATATTCTGCAACTACTCAGGATTATATGATTGACGTTACGGGTGGAACATTTACTGTTTATTTACCATCGGCAGTCGGAATACAAGGTAGGTTATTAGTTGTTAAAAACAATGGTGGTGGTGCGGTAACGGTACAACCAATTTCAGGTCAAGATATTGATGGTAAATCATTTGTGATTTTAGGTGAAACTAATACAATACAATTGGCAAGTAATGGGTCTAATTGGGTTGCGATTTCGTATAATATATCAACAGTTAACTCATCAACAGGTGTGTTCGAATTTACAGGTTTAACTATCGCGTCACCAACAACATTTACAGTTGCCCCTGTTAAGGGTTGGATTGTTGATGATACGACAAATCCATTAAGCCCCCAACTATATTATATTTATTATAGTGGTGGAAC